ATATTACGGAATATCCAATAGTTCCTCTTCATTTTAAGTGGACAGGAACTCCATTTCCAATATCTGCAGTATCTCCATTAGTAGGAAAACAAAGAGAGATAAATAAGGCTCATCAAATTCTTGTTCATAATGCTTCACTTGGAAGTAGTTTAAGATGGATGCATGAAGAAGGTAGTATTGATACTGATTATTGGGAAAAGTATTCTAGTTCACCAGGAGCTTTGCTTCCTATAAGACCAGGAGCTGATCCTCCAACACCAGTTCAACCTGCACCGCTTAATAGTGCTTTTTTTGAGATAACTAAAGAAGGAAAGAGTGATATGGAATATTTAGCAGGTATTTATTCTTCTATGATGGGAGATGCTGGAAAACAACATGATACATATAGAGGTATGTTGGCTATGGATGAGTATGGAACAAGAAGAATAAAACAATGGATGCAAAATTCATTAGAGCCTGCATTAAAACAAATTGGGATATTAGTTAAACAATTTACTCAGTCGGTTTATACTGCTCAAAAAGTATTTAGAGTAGTTCAACCAAGTGCTTTACAAGAAAATAGAAGAGTAGAAATTAATATACCTATTTATAATGATTTTGGGGAAGCGATAGGAAAAATTAATGATTATGCTGTAGCTAAATTTGATGTAAGAATAGTTGCAGGATCAACATTGCCTGTTAATAGATGGGCTTATATAGCAGAATTAAAAGAATTAATGCAAATGGGAGTAGTTGATGATATAGCAGTACTTGCAGAGACAGATATTAGAAATAAAGAAACTATTGCTAAAAGAAAAAGTCAATATGCGCAAATGCAAGGACAACTTGGACAACAAGAAGAACAGATTAAGGATCTTAGTGGAACTATTGAAACTCTTGAAAGACAACTTGTTCAAGCGGGTATTAAAGGTAAAGTTATGCAAGCTGAAGTTGAAATTAATAAAAAGAAAGAAGAAGTTAAAACTGGATTGCAGAAAGAATATATTGATACTGAAGCAAAACAAAAGAATTTACAATCTGTTTTAGCTAATAAAGTTGAATCAACAAAAGCTAAAATTGATGCAAGTGCAGATAAAATTATAAATAACTTGCAAAATAATGTTAAGAATGATTAATATACATTAATATATTTCAAAGTTTTTTGAATAAAACAACAAAGGAGATATAATGTCAGAAGAAGTACAAGGTAACTCAGTACCAGAAGAACAGCAACAAGCTGAAAATGCGGTATTTGACTCCTCAGATGGTTTCTTTGACAATCTGGAACAATCCGTAAATGGTGTTGTTGCAGAAGGGGAAGCAACTCAGAAAAATACTACAGAGGTAACCCGAAGTGAGAATGGCACCGAACAGGTAACCCATCAAGGATCACAACCGGCTCCAAGAAATGTAGATTGGGAAAAAAGATATAAAGATTCAAGTAGAGCTGCTATTGGAATGGCTCAACAACTTAAGAATTTAAAACCTTTTGTTCCTGTATTAGACGCTATGAAGCGTGATAGTGGACTTGTTGAACATGTCCGTGGATATTTGGAAAATGGTGGAAAGCCTAGTAAAGGTGTTAAAGAGCAATTAGGATTAGATGAGGATTTTGTATACGACCAACAGGAAGCAATAGAAAATCCAGATTCTGATTCTGCAAAAGTTATGAATGCTCATATTGATGGCGTTGTTCAATCTAGAGTTAATCAAGTATTAACTAGAGAAAAACAAAATGCCGGTCAAATGCAGCAACGATTTATGCAAAAAAAGCAAGAAGCTGATTTTATTAAGAGACATGGAATGACTTCAGAAGAATTTGGAAAGTTTAAGCATCAAGCTAAAACTAGAAGATTAAATCTTGATGATATTCATTATCTTTTAAATAAAGACAAAGCTGCTGCAAATGTTGCTAATAATACCAAGAAAGATATGCTTACCCAAATGAAGAATGTTAGGAATATCCCAACAAGTTCAAGTGATTCAAATAATCAAGGTACTAACAAGAAATCACAAGATGATTCAGTCTTTGATGGAATGTTAGGTCTTGATAATGATGTAGATAACTTGTTCGGATAGATAGCTAATTTTATATTAGATCATCTTCCGAGCTTAACATACCCGACTGAAGGTATATATTATATATATACAGCTGAGGAAAGGTAAAAAGGAGATGGTCAAATGTCTGATATATTTAACCTAGAATCATATGCAGACGTTGATGCTACTAATGGTGTCTCATCCGGTCCTAGACAGGGATCGGGTCTTGATACTGGTGATCTTCGTAGAAAATTTAACTTTGGTGATAGAGTTTCTGAACTTGCTATACCACAAGATCCGTTTTTCAGGTTCTTAAGTAAAGCAGCTAAGAAAGCTACTGATGATCCAAGTTTTAAATATACTGAGAAGAGACCTTCGTGGCATAAGCGTTATGCATATGTTTCAAATCATGGTACAACAGCTCAATCATCAATTGCAGGAACTGATGCAACTGTTACTTCTGGTAATGTTGATGCTGGTGATACCTATTATGTAACAATGATTACCGATTACAATAAAGCAGGAAATTTGCAAAATGTATATGGTCAATCAAGTAATGAAATCTCACCTGGAGATGCTGGTACACAACCTGCATTCTTTCTTCCAGGTCAGATTGTAAAAATACCTCACTCAACAAGCGTAACTGCTGGTTCTTGGACAGATGCGAGTGCATCAGAGGCTTCAGCGCCTTCTGATTATTTAGTAGGTAAGATTGTATCAGTTGATTTAGATACTATTTCAACTGCTGCTAATTTAAAACTTACAATAATCAAAGGTGAATCCGCTGCAACTGAACTTTTATCATATTCAGCATTTAATAATGCTTTAGATACTGTAGATGTTTCAGGTCTTTCTGTAGCTGATTACCTCGAAAAGAAAAGATGTTATGTAGTTGGTACTGCATTTGGTGAAGGTACTGGTTATCCAGAAACATGGAAAGATCAACCTTATTCAACTGGACAAGGTTTAACTCAAATATGGAAAACTTCTATGGCAATGAGTAATACTGCCAGAGCTACTGTATTAAGATATGAATCTAATGAGTGGGCTAGAGTCTGGAAAGAAAAGTTAGTTGAACACAAATGGGATATTGAGCAATCATTATTATTTGGTACTCAATATACTGATGGTGATAGTATCAACTATACTCAAGGTGCTGTAGATTTTATCACAACTTATGGTAATGCATTTAGTTTAAATGTAAATACTAAAACTGCTGATGATTTCTTAGATGATCTTTCTAATTATGTAGATCCTAGATATAATAGTAGTCAAGCTACAGTATTTTTTGTAGGGACTGCTGTATATAACTGGATGCATAAATTGGGTGGTTATTTTAAAAACAATCTAGAAATATCTTCAAATTTCAGATCAGATCTAGCTATGACAGGTAAGAAAAAAGTCTTTGGCGTAGATGTTAGCACATTTTCAACACCTTATGGTGATATAAATGTTGCAAGAAACATCCACTTAGACAGTACACAAATTAAAATGTTAGGTATTAACATGAAACATTGTGCTTACCGTCCACTAGTTGGTAATGGTTTAAATAGAGATACTTCAGTTTACGTAGGAGTTCAAACTTTAGAGAACTCTGGGGTCGATCGTAGAGTAGATATGATATTAACAGAAGCTGGTATGCAATGGGAAATGCCCGAATCGCATGCCATCTGGACATAAGGAGATAAATTATGGCAAATCCAATGTATGGACAAAATAGAACAGATGAAATTCTGGATAATGTAGATGATTCAAAGCTCTTTACTGATGGAAGTTTTTTTAAACTTTCAACTGCGCAATCTGCATGGACTGCAATTCCTGTTGCGCATGGTACTCTAGCTATAGCTGCTATTACTCAACCTGCATACACCGTAATTAAAGACTTATGGGTGATGTCTGATGCGATTATTTCAACATCAGGTGTTTCTGGTGATGGTTTGGATATGAGAATAGGTACTGCTGCTGCAGGTGCTGAAGTAATGGCATTATGTGAGATTCTAGATGATGGAGGTGCTGCTGTTCATTTACAAGCAAATTCACCTCTTTATGTCATAGAGAATGGTCATGGTCAACCTGCTAATTGGGCTGCTCCTGATACAGCTACTAGTGAAGCTACAACAGGTAAACTTGTTGCAGGTTTGTTAGATAGTGGTTCTTCATCAAGAGAACTTCATGTTAATTTTGATTCAATAGATGCTGATTTAACTGCCGCAGGCAATCTTAAAATCGGTGTTGTATTTCATCATTATAAATAAGGAGGTAGATAATGGCTAAACTAGGCGGACAAGCTGGATATGGTGTAGGGCATTATGTTGAAAACGTAACTGCTGCTACAACGCTAACTACTGGTGATAGTGGAAAAGTATTTACTATAGACCAAGATGCTAGCTTTGCGATAACATTACCAAAAGCTGCTGATGCTGGTGTAGGTTGGCATGCGAAGTTTATTATAACTGATGTTGGGGCTAATTCTGTCACAATAATACCACATGCTGATGAAGATACCTTAGTTGGTATGGTTGT